AGCGTCAACGACGTCATCGTTCGTGGGGTGGGTCATCGACTCGCACGTGAGCATGGGCGCGATCCTGGTGGCGCGGACCCCTACCACCTCACCGGACGGCACCACAGCAGAGCGACCGACGACCGTCGCTATCGGATTCATGTACTTCGATACGACGCTCGGTCATGCGATCTGGTGGGACGGCGCGAACTGGGTCGACGCTACGGGCGCGATCGTCTGATGGCCGAGTTCTCTTCCGCGTTCTCAACGGCGTTCGACGTCTTGGCCGACGAGTCCCCGGGTGAGTCGCCCGGTGATCGGTTCGTGTCGTGCGGTGACGCGTGCTGGCCGGCCCCGTTCATCTGTGACGAGTGCTGCAACCTGGACTTCGAGAGCATGAACCCGGGCCTGCGGATCATGGCGGAGCAGTGGGCCGCGAACTACCTCTATACCGCCACGGGGAAGATCTACGGCGGGTGCCCGCGGACCTACCGGCCGTGCCGCGAGAACTGCGCGCCGGCCGCGAACTGCTGCGGCGGGTACGCCGGCACGGGTGTGACGCGCCCGTACCGGCTCGCGAACTCCCTGGACTGGGTGAACATGTCCTGCGGGAAGTGCAAGCGCGGGTGCCAGTGCACGGAGGTCAGTGAGGTCTACCTGCCCGGGGTGTCGCAGGTGCTCAACGTGCGCCTCGACGGCGTCGACTACGACCCGTGCGGGATGGTCGCGGTGTACGACGGCGCGCGCGTCGTGCGCACCGACGGCGGGCGGTGGCCGATCTGCCAAGAGCTGGGGAAGATCGACGGCCCCGGCACGTGGTCCATCACCGTGCTGGAAGGGAAGTGCCCGCCGGCGGGGGTCGAGCTGATCACCGGCACGCTGATGTGCGAGTTCCTGAAGGCGTGCCTACGGAAGGACGACTGCCGGCTGCCGCGCCGTATCCAGACGATCACCCGGCAGGGGGTGACGATCGGGTTCAACGACCGGTTCGAGAACCTGGTGAACCTGCGCACGGGCATCTGGGAGATCGACGCGTGGATCGAACAGGCCCGCTTCGCCGGCGCCGCGACGCCGTCCGTCATCAGCCCGGAGCTGGTGCAGCAGACGGTGCTGACGTGGCCGCGCCCGGGTAACGACTGCATGGGTTCGGCGGGTTCATCGTGAGCGCGGCACCCGTCGTCGGCGTCATCGAACTGCTGTCGGATCTGCTGGAGATCATGACGCACGACGACTCGGAGGCCAGCGACTTCCCGGGGGCCGACTGCGTCTTGGACCCGTTCTGCCGGGTCGCCGTGTACCCCGGGCCTGAAGTGCCGTTCGACTCGTGCGAGGTCGACGACTGCGCCGACGGCTCTGACGGGCAGCTCTACGCCGCCATCGTGGGCCTGAACCCGCACCCGACGAACACGGGCACCGTCGGGTGTGACGCGTGGGTGTGGTCGGCGCAGGTCGGTGCCGTGCGGTGCATGGCGAAGCCCACCGACGAAATGCAGTTCCCCACCGTCGAGCAGGTGCAGGCCGACGCCGCACGGCAGGCCGTCGACGCTGACGGGATCTTCCGTGCGATCCGGTGTTGCGCGCCGAAGGTTCAGCGTCTGCGGGACGCTGCTATCGTCGTCACGACTTGGACCCCCGTGGTTGGGGGCGGTTGTGGTGGCGGGTTCTGGACGATCACAGGGAGGTTCGATGTCTGCTGCTGACCGCATGGCCGTCCGTACGCCGGACGGCAAAATCCGTTCCGTCGCCCGCCGCGTCGGACTCGGGATGATCGCACGGAACCAGGCGAAGGCCGCACCACACCAGAACGTGCCACCGGCCGGCGTCAAGGGTCGGCGTCCCGCGAGCGCCGTGACCATCGTGACCGCGGATGCGCCGGAGCTTGCACCGCCGGTGCACGTGCTCTCGCAGACGCCAGGGCAGATCGCGGAGACGATGCGCACGGGCGAGCTGCCTGGCGGCCCGGCGCACTCGCCCGTCGTCGATCTCGCTGACCCGGCACACGGTCCGGTTATCGACCCTACGGAGTTCTTCGAGGAAGACGACCCGACGGCGCTGCCCGTCGACGCGCCGGCCATCGAGACACCGAAGGGGAACGCGTCCCGTGACGTCTGGGCGAAGTACGCGGGCGCCCGCGGTGTCACCGTCACAGACGAGATGGGCCGCAACGAGATCCGCGCTGCTGTCGCGGAGCTGGCACTTGACCGCATGTCCCGGCCTGCCTTCCCCGATCATTCGGTGGATGGTGGACGACCGGCAACACCGGAAGATGAGCCGGTGACCGAGGACATGGTCACCAGTGCCGATCCGGGCGAACGTACGGCGTAACGGACCCATCACGGGCGTCGCTGACGTCCGACGCCAGATCCGCGAAGAGGTCGCCCGCCAGGTAGGCGAGGCGACGATTCGGCGTGTCCGGCGCCGGATACAGGACCATCCCGCCGGCGTCGAGGCCGCGAACACCATGAGCGTCGAGGTCGGCGCTGGACAAGGAACGATCCTGTCCGAGCACGGCAACCCGGGGATCATCCCCGCGCGCCGTGACGCGCAGGGGTTCTCGCGGTGGGGCAAGCGGTTCATGTGGTGGCCCGGTGCCCGGCACCCCGTGAAGTGGGTGCGGAACTATCGGGGGCTGCGGCCCCTGATGGAAGCGGAGATGTCCCGTGTTGGGGCGTCCGACGTCGAGTTCGATATCACCGTCAGATGATCACAGGAGGCAGGACACATGGCGATCAAGGTTGATGCAAACGCACGCATGCAGGGCATGGAAGGGCTGGAAGGCGCTACCGAAGAGGTGTGGTTGCCCGGCCCGAACGGCGAGCCCGACGGCGAAGGCCCGTACGAGTTCGCCTACCCGCGCATGGGCCGGCTGCTGAAGATGCAGCGCACCCTGCCGAACCTGAACGACGTGCAGGCGGTGAAGGAATCGGGCCGTGCCCAGACGGATTGGATGTCGCGCGGGTTCGGTCCCGACGCGTGGGCGCACATCGTCGAACGCATGGACGACGATGACGACATCCTCGACGACGAGCACATGCAGTGGCTGTTCGTGCAGCTTCAGAAGGCGAACACGGGCCGCCCTACTACATCTTCCAACGGTGCGTCGCGGCAGCCGTGGAAGAAGCCGTCAACGGCCGCGCCGTCGCGTCCGGAATTCGACTCGGAGAACTAGACGGCCGCGAGCTGTGTGACCTGATCTTTTTCTGGCTGCTGGAAGGGAAGGACGAGGCCGAACAGATGAAGACGCGCGGCATGTTCGAGCTTCCGCCGAAGGGGTATCGGGGCGACACGGCTGGCACGGCGTGGGATCCGAACGTCATGGCAGCGGAGTTCGGCAACGGAGAGTCGTTCAACGAGGGTGAGGTGTAGCCGTGGCCATCCGGGTTCCGGTGCTGCTGGACATCAGTGGTGACGCCGACGTCGACTTCGACCGGGCGATCACCCGACAGCTACGCAGCGTCGACACGGGCAGCGCCGGTGACCGTCTGGGGCGCGACTTCGGCGACGGGTTCGACCGGGGCGCGTCGTCGACGCTGGGGCAGGCCCTGACGCAGCAGGGCTCCGCGATCGCGCGCATCGGCTCCGTGGCGTCTGGTCTGGTGGGCGCGCTCGTGCCCATCGGGCCGTCGCTCGCCGGTGTCGCTGCGGGCGCGCTTGCGGTCGCTGGGGCGGTCGGGCAGGCGTCGGTGGCTGCCCTGGCCGCCGGTGGCGTGTTCGCGTCCCTGGGGCAGGGTTTCGCTGCGGTGCAGGTCGGTTCTGCTGGGGTCAGTGACGCGATCACGGCACAGGCTGCCGCGCAGCAGGAACTGGCGGCCACTGGTGCGATCTCGGCGGCTACGCAGGATGAGCTGACGGCGGCCATGGATTCGCTCGCGCCGGCCGCGCGGAACGTCGTCGGTGTCGTCGGTGAGCTGACGCCGGCGTGGTCGGCGTTCCAGAACTCCGTGCAGCAGGAACTGTTCCGCGGCCTGGCGGGCGAGCTGTCAGCCCTGTCGGACTCGATCCTGCCGAACCTGACGACGAACCTGTCCGGCACGGCGGCGATCCTGAACGACGCGGCGCAGGCGTTCTCGCAGTTCATCGTGGCTGGGGGTGGTGCGGGGCAGATCAATACCATCATGGCGGGCCTGAACGACACCCTTGCGGCGATCCTGCCGGCGTTCGGCAACATCGGTGCCGGGCTGCTCACCCTGTTCGAGGGGTCGATTGGTTCGGCGACGCAGCTCGCGGAGTCGATCAGCGCCGTGACCGACGGGTTCGCCGGCTGGGCGGAAGGCGTGGTGCAGTCGGGGGCGCTTGCTGACGCGCTCGACATGGCCATGTCGACCATGGGTTCCCTCATCGGCATCGTCACGAACCTGGGGTCCATCCTGATCAGCGTGCTGGGCGCCGGCGCGGACGAAGGCGCGAGCCTACTGGCGTCGTTCGAGGCCGCTACGGGGCAGCTCGCGGCGTTCCTACAGACCGCGAGCGCGCAGGCGGGCCTACAGCAGTTCTACGACCTGATCACGCAGGTAGGCGCGACCATCAGCATCCTGGGCGGCGTCGTCGGGCCGATCTTCACCGGCATCGCTTCGCTGCTGTCCGTGCTCATCCCCATCGTCACGCAGCTCCGTACCGCGCTCGAACCCGTGATCACCGCTCTTGCCGTGAACCTGTCCACCGCGGTGCAGGGGCTCGCGCCCGTGATCGGTGTCGTGCTGGGCGTCGTCGCGCAGCTCATCGGTCTACTGGCCCCGCTGGTCACGCTGATCCTGGGCGCGCTGGGGCCGGCGCTCGCGGAGATCGGGCGCCTGTTCTCGCAGAACCTCTCGCCGGCAATCACTGGGCTCGTCACGCTGCTACAGCCGCTCATCGGGATCTTTCTGGAGATCTTCGGTGCCCAGGTGGTCAACGCCATCACGCTCGTCGTCGACGTGCTTGGCGGCGTGTTCGACATCTTGGGTGGCCTGATCACGTTCCTGACGGGGGTGTTCACCGGCGATTGGGAACAGGCGTGGGACGGGCTGACGCAGGTGGCCGACGGCGTCGTCACCATCCTGACGGGCATCGTGCGCTTCCTGTGGCGGACGATACAGAACTACTTCCGCAACGGTGGCGCGGAGGTCATCGCCGCGGTACGGAACTGGTGGAACGGCGTGCTGACGTCGTTCACGAACTTTCAGGCGCGGATCATCACGGGCGTCATCTCGTGGGTTGCTCGCCTGATCGGGCGGTTCCTCGCGATGCGTGACCGGGCCATCGCGACTGTGCGCGGGCTGTGGTCGGTGGCGCAGAGTCTGTTCTCTCTGGGTGTGCGGACCGTGGCCTCTACGGCACGTGCCGGCCTGGACAACGTCGTCGGGTTCTTCCGTGACCTGCCGGCGCGTATCGGGCGCGCCATCGGTGACCTGGGGCAGTTGCTCTATCAGGCCGGCCGGAACGTCGTGCAGGGGCTCATCAACGGCATACAGGCGATGATCGGTTCCCTTGCGGGGGCGGCGAGCAACCTGGCCGGCACGATCCGTGACTACCTGCCGTTCTCGCCGGCGAAGGAAGGCCCGTTGTCGGGGGCGGGCAACCCGGAGAACTCGGGTCGGCAGATCGCGCAGATGGTCGCTGACGGCATCCTCGCGAACGTGAACGCTCCGGCGAACGCGATGAATCGTGCTCTGTCGCCCCTCGTCGCTGCCGGTGCGGCGGGTAGGACGGGCGTGCAGGGCACGGGCGCTACTGACAACGGGGTGACGGTAAACCAAATCTTCAACGGGCCGACGACGTCTGGTGGTCGGCTGAACGAAATGACATGGAATATCCGGTACGCCACGCAGGCGCGTAGCGAGGTCATCAACGGGGTGGCGACATGAGCGGCAACAGTGGCGCGTGGGGCATCGCGATGTATAAGGACGGGTACAGCGCGGCCGGTGGGCTACAGGTTCAAGAACAGGGCATCAGCCTGGAAGGTGGTGACCCGGTCATCCCGTACCTGCCGACGGAACCACTGGGGTGTCTGCTGCTGCCGCCGGCGGGGCTCGGGGTGCCCGGCGTGCGATCGGGTGATGTCGCGTTCGCGCAGCGTGACGGCGTCGTGCAGTTCGCTGACTACTACGAGCCGCGGATTCTGACGTTCCAGGTCATCGTGCAGAACGACGGATGCCCGGGGTGCCCGACGGCACGGCAGAAGGTCTCACGGCTGACGCAAGAGTGGTCCCGGAACTGCTCGGGGGCAAC